AAAGGTGGTGGAAGTGGTAGAGGTTGAACCACAGGAGTGGGGGCCAGCGAATCTCGACCTTCCCGCTGAAGATTGCAAAACCCCTGAAGATTGTGAAGATGGATGCGAGGGTAATTGCCCAGAGGCTTTCGAGGGAGATAATCTAACTTAATGGCTAAGTCTAAACCAAAGTACACGGTCATAAAAGACACTAGAGAGCAAGACGGTTGGTTTTTCTCTCCTTATGACAGGTGTAGTGGTATGGAAGTGTCCACAATGAAAACTGGGGACTACACCATTAAGGGTTATGAAGACTTAGTGTGTGTTGAAAGGAAGGGGTCTGTAACTGAGATAGCTACAAACTTAGGAAAAAAGAAAAAGACTTTTCAAGCGGAAATGGAAAGAATGAAGGCTTTTGACTTTCGTTTTATCCTGCTAGAATTTTCTGCTTCAGATGTTATAGATTATCCACTTAATTTGTTGAGCGAAGAAGAAGGGGTATTGTACTCACACTATTTAAATCAAAATATTCGTGATTTCTTTCAATTGTATGAAAAGATATACAATAAACCAGCAGAGTCTTTCAAGTTACCTAAGTTCAAAAGGTTTGAAGTCGTTGAGCAGACAAAGATAACAGGAAAGTATTTAATAAAGTCGCTTATGGAAATTTCCATACGTTACAATACAAGTGTTATTTTTTGTGATAATAAGCATAACGCTTTTTTGATTTGTAACAGTATTTTTAAAAGACTGTCTGATCTTTTTGAAAGTTACGACAGAGATTCGGAAAAGGCAAAGATTTTTAAATTTTAAGCGGAGGTGTTATGAGTGGAGACAGTAGACCTGAGTGGAAAAAACTCCACGATGAGGCTGAACAGTTACATGATTACAGCCTGTCTATAAAAGATAGAAAGATATATCTACATTCAAGCTATGGTTCCGAAGATTCTGATCCCGGAACAGACTGGAGAATGGCTAACACTTTTATTAAAAACATTCATATCTTAGAAAGCTCTAGTGAAGCACCAATAGAAATACATCAATTCAATATAGGTGGGGATGAAGAGTCTGGTTATGCCATCTACGATGCGATAAAACAATGTCACTGCCCAGTGACCGTTATTACTCATGGCGTGGCGGCATCTATGGGAAGTGTAATACCTCAAGCAGCAGATAAAAGAATAACAATGCCTAGCTGCTGTTGGTTGATCCACAAGGGGTCAACAGGTATAGGCCACAGAGATAGAATACCTGCTAGGCAGTGGGCTAAGTGGGAAGATTATTGTGATAAAAGAATGATGTTTATTTATGCTGAGGCTTGTAGTAATTCTGAGGCTTGGTCAGGGAAGGACACAGCATCTATAATGGGGTCTATGAATAAGATGTTAAACGCAAAGGGCGATTGGTTTATGAACGCTACAGAGGCTGTTTACTATGGGTTTTGCGACGAGGTTTTTGAATGATAACAGACCTGCAAAAATTAGAAGATGCTTGGCTAGGTGTAGATGTAGATGAATCGACCATCTTCAACCCAATGAAGTTTATATCTGACTGCAATGATAGAGAAGAGTTATTAGAAAGAGTTGCTTGGCTGATGATGCAACCTCAGTATTTTTCTTTCGCTTGTAAATACATATTAAATATTGAAATATCCCCCTTCCAAGCTCTTACTCTGGAAGAAATGTGGAACAGAAAGTTTCCGCTTCTGATTGGTACTCGCGGTATGGGTAAGTCTTTTATTCTTTCAGTGTACCCCCTTCTACGTGCATTATTTATGCCTCGACGAAAAATCATTATCGTTGGTGCTGCTTTTAGACAGTCTAAAGTTTTGTTTGAGTACATGGACACTATCTGGAAAAACGCACCAGTTTTAAGGGATTTGTGCGACAATAAGAGTGGCCCAAGAAGAGATGTAGATAGATGCGTGATGCACATAAATCAAAGCACTATAACCTGCCTTCCTTTGGGTGATGGTAGCAAAATTCGTGGTCAACGTGCAAACGATATTATAGCTGACGAATTCGCTTCTATACCAAGAGAAATTTTTGAAAACGTTGTGGCTGGTTTTGCTATTGTTGCTTCGTCCCCGATAGAAAAAGTAAAAAATAAAGCAAAGGCAAAAAGAGCCAAGCAATTAGGAATAGAGTACAAAGAAGAATCTGTCACCCAAGAAAAGTCTAACCAAATTGTTTTGTCTGGTACTGCTTATTATGACTTTAATCATTTTGCGGATTACTGGAGGCGTTACAAAGCTATAGTTAACAGTAAAGGAAATAAAGCAAGATTAAAAGAGGTTTTTGGAAATGAGCCTCCTGATGATTTTGACTGGAGAGAATATTCTGTAATTAGAATTCCTGTTGATAAACTGGCTGATGGATTTATGGATGAAGGTCAGGTTGCCAGAGCCAAAGCTACAATCCACTCTGGTATATACAACATGGAGTATGGAGCTTGTTTTACCACGGACAGTCAAGGATTTTTCAAAAGGTCTTTAATCGAGTCATGTACCGCGTCCAAGGAAAACCCTGTAAAGCATCCGTCTGGGGATATTTTCTTTGAGTCTCAGTTAAGAGGCAGTTCCAGTAAAAAGTATGTTTACGGAGTCGACCCAGCTTCAGAAGTTGACAATTTCAGTATAGTCGTACTAGAAGTCAACCCAGACCACAGAAGGATCGTCCATTGTTGGACTACCAACAGACAGCAACACAAAGACAAGTTAAAAATGAAAGTTGTTGACGAAGATGATTTCTACTCATACTGTGCTAAAAAGATTAGACAGCTAATGAAGGTATTTCCTTGTTCTGAAATAGCATTGGATGCTCAAGGTGGTGGTATTGCCGTTATGGAAGCATTGCATGATAAAGACAAGATAGGAGAGGGAGAGCTTCCTATATGGCCTGTTATAGACGAAAACAAAGAAGCTGACACAGACGATAATCCGGGTTTGCATATTTTGAGAATGTGTCAATTTGCAAATGCTGGTTGGTTAGCAGAAGCAAATCACGGGCTAAGAAAAGACTTTGAAGATAGAGTTGTATTATTTCCTTATTTTGACTCTGCTAGCTTGGGTTTATCAGCAGAAGAAGACAAAGCTACTGGTAGGGTTTACGACACTCTAGAGGATTGTGTTATGGAAATAGAAGAGCTAAAAGATGAGCTATCTATGATAGTTATGACCCAAACTTCAACAGGTAGAGAAAGATGGGACACTCCTGAAGTTAAGGTTGCGGCAGGCAAAAAGAGCAGAATGAGAAAAGATAGGTACTCTTCTTTAATCATGGCTAATATGTCTGCTAGGATATTGTCAACAGAAAAGGTTATGGTTGATCACATGACTCAGGGCGGTTTTGCTGTAATTGACCACAAGGTTAAATTTGAAAAAGAAAAGCTATATCACGGCCCAAATTGGTTTACTGAAAAAATCAACAATTGGGAATAGTTTGTGTATATGTATTGAATTGAAAATCAATACCATTGTCAATACCATTAACCGGAGATAAGATGTCAGACAACAATGAAATTATAATGTATAAAACTTGGGCTAGTGAAGATGAGAGACAGTCTGCGTTTTCAGAAAACACTGGCGAAGGCTATGGAGCGATGGAAAAAGCAGAGGCTTACGGTCAAAGGCAAAGAACTAGCTATTTAGATATTGAACCTAACACCTCTGTAAGAACTGGTTTTCTACGACAAGATTACGATTATTTCCGTCCCGGTGAGTCTATATCCAAAAGACAAAAGAGGATCATAAAGCAGTGTATGGCAGCTTATGATAAAGTGGGTATAATTAGAAATGTTATTGATTTGATGAGCGACTTCTCGTCTCAAGGTTTGAGTATATACCACCCAAATAAAACAATTGAAAAATTTTTCAGAACTTGGTTTAAGCAAGTAAATGGTCTTGAGAGATCAGAAAGATTCCTTAATTATCTCTATCGTTGTGGTAACGTGCCAGTCAGAAGAAATGTAACAAAAGTCAATAAAAAGACTTCTGATTCTTTAAGAAGAGCTACTGCCGACAACTTTGTAAACGTACAAAATAAAAATTATGCTAAAAATGTAATACCTTGGTCTTATGAATTTTTAAACCCTTTGGCTTTGGATATAGCAAATAACGCAAGTAGATTAAATGGCGATGGCCCAGACTACGTTTTAAATATCAATGACTTGACCCACCAAGCTATGATGGAGTCTATTAGGTCTAACGATTCTATTAAGAATATATTTCCAGCAGATGTCAAAAGAGCGATAGAAAAAAACAAAAGACAAATACCTCTTAACGATGTCAGTATGTATTTTTACAAGAAAGACGATTGGATGGCTTGGGCAAACCCAATGATATACGCTATCCTCGACGATATCATTATGCTGGAAAAGATGAAATTAGCAGACATAGCAGCACTAGACGGTGCTATATCTAATGTGAGGCTATGGACGTTGGGTAGCTTAGATCATAAAATTATTCCAACTGCTGCCGCCACAAAAAGACTTAGAAATCAATTAGCTAGTCATGTTGGTGGTGGAACTATGGATTTTGTGTGGGGGCCAGAGCTTCAGTTCAAAGAGTCAAGCTCTCAAGTTTACAAATTTCTAGGCGAAGCTAAATATCAGCCAGTTTTAACAAGTATATACGCTGGTCTTGGAATACCCCCAACTTTAACTGGTGCTAGTACAAGTGGTGGATACAGTAATAATTTCGTGTCTTTAAAAACTTTGATAGAAAGATTAGAGTATGGCAGGGATATTATTTCTGGGTTCTGGAGACAAGAGCTTGAAATGGTAAGACAGGCTATGGGCTTTAGGCTTCCAGCAGTTATAAAATTTGATGAAATAATTTTATCGGACGAATCCACGCAAAAAGAGCTTTATATCAAGCTCAATGACAGAGGTTTGATTTCAGACGAAACCATACTTGAAAGATTTGGTGAACTTCCGAATATAGAAAAGATTAGAGTGAAAAGAGAAGAAAAAGAAAGGGGCATTGGAAAGGGCAAGCCACCAAAGGCTGGGCCTTACCACAACCCTCAACACAAGGAAGATGTAGCTAAAATAGCTCTTACCAAAGATCAATTAGATTCAAAAACGTTCTTGGAAGATTTAAACTTGCCTTATTCTGAGCCTCAAGTCGAAGAACCAAGCAAGCAAGATACTGGCGATGAATATGAACCAGAGGGCCAAAACGGAAGACCTAAGAACTCAAGAGATCAGCAAAAAAGGAAAGAAAAAAGAGTTTTACCAAGAAGCAGCGAGGCTTCTAAGTCTACTATTTGTCTTTGGGGTGTAAAAGCTCAAGAGAAAATAACAAAGATTGTAACGCCTATTGCACTGGCTAAGTTTTCAAAATCTACAGCTAGGTCTTTAACTAAAACAGAAGTAGACCAGCTTGAGTATTTTAAACTTTGCATATTCACTGGTATGCGTCCGATGATGCCTATATCTGAGGCTGTTATACAAAAATTGATAAATTCAGGAAATACTCCTAGTCAAGAGTTTCAAGATAGCGTAAAGGCTATGGTTTCTGACTTTAAAAACTCATTTGGTAGAAATCCAAAGGTTGAAGAATTAAGACTTATCAACTCAGAGGCTTTCTGTTCAACCTGCCTAAATATTTAATGAGTTTCGTTTTTCCTTAAAATAACCCATAAATTTATTTTTTTGTGTAATACCACATATGGAGAAAACAAACATGAAAATAAACATATTCGAACAAGAAATATCTGACGGTATAGCCGATCAGATTTCTAATAATTCTATATACTGTCAATCTATAGCCAAAGCATCTCAAGTTATGTTTCCTGAGTTAGAATCTCTAACTGATGAAGAACTAGAAAAGATTGGCTCTAGTATGGCTGGTAAAAAAGGTCAGTTTGACCTTTACAACCTTGAGTCTGTTCTAGTTAGCACAGGATGGAACAAGAACGATGACGTTTTCGACAGAAAAGAACTATGGCTTGCTAGGGAAACCCCCGAAGACAAGCCTTTTAATTTTATGCACAATGAAAAAGATATCATTGGTCATATAACCGGCAATAGAGTTGTTGATAAGTCTGGTGTAGAAATCTACAATGAAGATGATCTACCTGAAGATTTCGACATATTAACGACTGCCGTTATCTATAAAGAGTGGAGCGATTTGGAGCAAAGGTCTAGGATGAGTAAAATCATTTCCGAGATCGAGGAAGGTAAGTGGTTCGTTTCTATGGAGTGTTTATTCCCTGCTTTCGATTACGCCATGATCGGCCCAGACGGTGAAAGGTCTGTTCTGGAAAGAAATGAAGCCTCTGCGTTTTTAACAAAACATCTCAGAGCTTATGGTGGCGAAGGTAAGTACAACAACTATAGAGTCGGCAGAATGTTACGAAACTTATCGTTCTCTGGTAAAGGCTTAGTTTCAAACCCTGCCAACCCTGCAAGTCTAATACTTAGCAATGAATCTTTTAGTGAGTCCAAATCAATTATTTTAACAACATCCTCGATTAAGGAGAGTTACAACATGTCAAACGAATTAGAGAATCAAGTCTCAATTCTTACAAAGGAGCTATCAGAAGCTAAACTAGCCAACGAAGCCCTAAAAGAAAAGGTGGTAGCAGAGCAAAAAGCTGAGTTCGAATCACAGATTTCTAACTTGGAAGCATCTATTGCTGAAAAACAAGATGAAATTGCAAAAGCTACAGAATTAGCTGAAGAATTGAAGTCTTCAGTTGAAAGTCTAAACGAGTCTTTGGCTAAAAAAGACAAAGAACTTAAAGACAAAGAAGAAGCAATGATGGAAAAAGACAAAAAGCTAGCAATGATGAAAAAGAAAGAAGCTATGATGAAGCGTAAAGCTCAACTTAGTGAAATCGGATTCAGTGAAGAAGATTGCGAAGCTACCGTTGCTACTTTTGAAGATGTTTCAGAAGAAGTTTTTGAAAACATCGTTGCAACAATGAAAAAGAAAGGTCTTGTTCCTTTTGAGAAAAAGGAAGACAAGGACGAAGATAAAGGTAAAGCGTCTGAAGAAGAAGAGCCAAGCCTTGAAGCAGAAGCGGGAGAAGTAGAAACTACATCAGCTTCAGTTCAAAACCTAGACGACCAAGAAGACGAAGCAGAAGCTCTAAGAGCATACGCTTCAAATTGGTTTGAAACAAGCGTATTAAAATCAACTCAAAATCTAAAAGAGGGAGAATAATCAATGGCTCTTAAAACAGACAGAAGTACACTAGATACTGACATTTCATTCTTCATGAATGAAGTTGCTACCAGAGGTGGAATCGCTTCTCAAAGCACAGCAGGTTCAGGTGCTTCTATGGATAACGGTGCTGCTTTGGTTACTTATAAAGCAGTTCCTTCTGGTGCTGTTCCTGTAGGTCTTTTGATCAACGACATGGTTGACATTGACCTAACTAGACAACACCTTAATCAACACAAAGACGAAGTACAAAAGGGTGGAAAAGTCACTCTTCTAAGAAAAGGGTATGTTGTAACTAACAACATCCAAGGAACTCTGCCTTCGGGTGGCGAAGTTGCTTTCTTGGCTCACAGTGGAAATGTTGCAATCGCAGACGTTTCTAACGACGATTCAGATGCAACTGGTTCAAAACTTGTTGTTGGTAAGTTTCTAAGCGGTGCTGACGAAGATGGCTACGCTAAACTTTACGTAGACCTTCCTAACACTAATCTATAATAACAGGAGAATGATTTAATGTCAAATAAGAAACCATCTCCTGAATTTTTAACATTGCTTAGAGATTCAGGTAGTACAAACCAAGATGTCGCTCACGCTGCTCAACAAGAGCTTGCGGTTGCGTTAACTACACCTCTTAGAAAGGGTGTTTTGTCTGGTGACATTGTTTCACCTATTTTCGAAAAAGACCCACTTGAAGCAGGTGCGTCTACTGAGTACCCACTGGACTTGATTGCTCCGGGTACTGAAGGTGAGCACGTTGCTTATACAAATCCGGGTAACGGTAGAATTCCAGAACGTCACGTTGAAGGTGACTACGTAATGATCAACACTTTCGGCATTACTAGCTCGATTGACTTCTTGCTAAAGTATGCACGAGAAGCAAAGTGGGGAGTCGTTGCAAGAGCTATGCAAGCTCTAGAAGCATCTTTCGTAAAGAAAACAAACGATGATGGATGGCACACACTTTTAAGTGCAGCCGTTGACAGAAACGTTCTTGTTTACGATGGTGACGCTGCTGAAGGTCAGTTCACAAAGAGATTGATCAGCTTGATGAAGACTGTTATGAGACGTAACGGTGGTGGTAACAGTGTTACTGCTACGGAAGACTTTCTGATATTTACATGTCTCCAGAAGGCATCGAAGATATTAGAAACTGGGGTGTTGACCAAGTTGATGAAGTAACTCGTAGAGAGATTTATCAAGCTGGTGACGACGCTGCTTCATTGACACGTATCTACGGTGTTAATCTTCACGATGTCTTTGAGTTTGGTTCACAGCAAGAGTACCAATCTTACTTCCTTAACGATCTAGGTGGATCATTGTTCACCAACGATGTTGAGCTAGTTATTGGTCTTGACCAAGGTTCTAACGACAGCTTTATCATGCCCGTCAAGATGGAAGTTGAAGTTCATCCTGACCCAGTAATGCACCGCTCTCAGAGACAGGGCTATTACGCTTGGGCAGAGCATGGCTTTGGTGTCCTAGACAACAGAAGAATCGTTGCAGCTTCATTCTAATGCAGTTTTAACGTTTTATGATAAATATTAAGCCATCCAATCAGTTGGGTGGCTTTTTTATTGCGACGGCTTTTTTTGTGTATACTAACTAAATAATAAGGAGTTCTAATGTTTTTTGGTGGTGTCGCATTTTCTCAGGTTCCAATAAGTGATGACGGTTTGTCAAGTAGAACTGACAATCCTAGCGGGCCAGTTGTAATATTTTTTAATAAAAGTTTTTTAACTTTTACGTTAGATATCAATAGGTTTATTGAGCGATCTCTATCATTGAACGATTTAAACGAATATTCTCTAAATATAAATACTTCTACGGACTACGCACTTAATTTTAATTTAATGCAGGAAAAAGACTTAAAAATTAACAGCGTAATCAACTTTACCGCAGAAAGGTAGTCATGTCAATAAAAGTAGGTGATAGGATAAGACAAAACACACTTAGCACTGGTGTGGGTGGTGTGTCTTTGGTTGGTGATGTACCCGGATTCAAAAGGTTTAGTGATGTTTTATCCAGTGGCGACATAACTTATTATGTCATAGAAGAAAATGATAAATTTGAAGTTGGAGTTGGAATTTACGGCTCTGACAACCTTGAGCGTTTCCATGTTCTTTCTAGTTCAAACAATGGAAATAAAATAGAGTTGGGCGGCAGCGGTGCGGTTTTCGTAACCTACCCAGCAGACAAAAGTGTTATAAGAGACCTTGAGTCTCAAGTTATTGTTGGTGCTTCTGGATTGGTTTTCGAAAATGGAACCACATTCAAAGAAGCAAAAATTGTAGAATTGACAGATGTTAACCTAGCTGGTACTCCGTCAAATCAATATTTGATAGATTTTAATACAACAAACAAAAGTTTGGTTATCGGAGAATCTGCTGGTCCGTCAAATTCAAGAAATACATTAATAGGTCATGGTGCAGGCAGTGGAATAACTTCAGGTATTTCAAATACTAATATAGGTACTGATGCGGGTCATAAAAACGAGCAAGGTTTTAAGAATGTAAGTATTGGAGACTTGTCTGGCCCTTCAGATGAAAATGCTAGTATATCTGTATCTAGAACAGTAAATGTTGGATATCAAGCTGGTGAAAAATCTAGAGACGATAGCGTTAACATAGGATTTCAAGCTGGTGCGGCAGCTTATTCAAGGGGTCATGTTTCTATAGGTTCCTTTTCTGGTTCTGGTGTTGGTAACTATGCTTTTATAGGTGGTTACGAAGCCGCGACTGATCATGACGGTGATTACTTAGTGGCTATTGGATACAGGGCGGCAAAAGATGGAGGTGGCGAATCCTCTGTGTGGATAGGTAAACAAGCCGGTCAAGACACTTCGTCTGCTATAAATTCTATAGGTTTGGGTGAGTTATCAGGACAAGGTTCTTCTGGTAATAACTCTATATATCTAGGTAAAAAATCAGGTAAAGACAACGCTGACAACGATATGTTGTTTGTTTCAAACAATGACCCATCCGCTGAAGGAACTTTGATAAAGGGTAATTTTAGCACAAAAAGATTAGCTGTTGGCAAGTCTGATGTTACGCTATCGGATACGTTTTATGTTGGTGTAAACTCTTCAACTGATAACGGTATCGTGGTGCAAGGAGCTTCGTTACAGTCTTCTGATTTAACACAGTGGCGAGCCTTTGATGGATTGTCACTTGCTTCTGTTAGTAACTCTGGAACTATTTTATCCAATGGTATAGCCGCGAGCGGTCAAGGTGTTAGACTAGATAGTTCTACACCTGTGATTACAGATAGCACGCTTTATAACGTCGCCGGTTCTTTGTATTGGAGTGGTTCTTCTTTAACTGACCAAATTTCTTATGCTTCTGGTCAAGCTATTGTTAATGAGGCTGATATAGCTTACGTATCTGGCATAATTGAAAATAATACATCTGGTGACACTTACGTTTCCGGTATAGCTGTTTATAGCTCAGGTCAGGCTATTGCAAACCAAGTTGACATATCTTACGTTTCCGGTGTAGCGGTTTACGCCTCTGGCAATGTTTACGACGACAGCTATATATCAGGTGTAGCGGTTTATAGCTCAGGTCAAGCAATTCAAAACGAGATTGATATAGCTTATATTTCTGGAGTGGTTGAAAACAACGACTCTGGCGACACTTACGTTTCAGGGATTGCCGTTTATAGTTCTGGTCAAGCTATTGCAAATCAAGGCGATATATCTTATGTTTCTGGTATTGCAATTTATGCTTCTGGTAATGTTTATGATGACACTTACATTTCTGGTGTAGCCACTTACTCTTCAGGTATTTTAGTTGACGGTGGAACGCTAATACCTGACGCTGACAAAGGTATAACTATAGCTAAGGGAAGTGAAAATTTCCCAATTACCATCACTCAAGATGAAAATTCGTCTGGTGGAGTACATTACGTACGGCTTACAGACAACGATACAGACAATATAACCTTTGGTGGCACTGATGCGGACGCATTTCAAATTACCGCTAGTGGCGAAGGAAGTTCTGGTGCGGAAAATATACTTAAATTTTCTTCTTTAGCCAATGATGATCATTTGGTGTTTGGTGGAAGTACGGTTCCAACAAAAGTTCTAGGAAGTAACATAACTGTCAATGCAGAAGGTTCTGTAGAATTACAGCGAGGTGGTAGCACAAGGGTAAGGGGCGACTCTGCGTTTACATACCTATTTGGTCAAACTGGTGGCTACATATTTTACGGTGCTAATGCGTTAAAACCTCAAAGTGCAACATCAATTGCTCTTGGTGGTGCTTCTAACTATTGGGGTAGTTTATATTCAAGTAATGCAAATCTTAAAGGTAGTGCAGCGATTAATGTTCCGCTGACTATAGATGCTCAAGCCGCACAGTCTGCGAATCTGACTGAGTGGAAGGCTAGTGACGGAGTTGTTATCGCACAGGTGGAGCCTGATGGTAGTATTGCGAGTAGTGGTGACATATCAGCAAGCGGTGACTTTGCGGCTACTAATTTTAATTCATCCGTGACTAACGCCACAGCCAGTTTCGTAGCCAATAGTCCAGCAAGTCAATACCCACGGGCCGTATTCAAGGTAGGTGCTCCTAACCATTCAATTACAAATGTAGCACTTGAAGTCTCTCCAGATGTAGGCAGTTCGACACAGAAAACTACCCATCTAGTTGCACACACTAATCCAGCATCCTCGGCGGCACGTAAGTCGATGTTTACGAGTGTTACGCCATATTCTGCGGAGTTCGTTTGCGGATACGGTCATGGTAATGATTCTGACATCCCTATGAGATTCAGGCCGAATGGATTGAGTAACACTCACACGTTTCAGTTGTATGACCAGAGAGCGGATTTCTACGTTGATACTTATGTAGACGGCAATCTAAACGTCGAGGGTGCTATTAGTGGGGCTAGGGGGTTCTTAGAGTCCGCAACTACTACAGACTCGGCTTTGACCATCACCTCTGCTGTTTCGCAAACGGCCAACCTGCAAGAGTGGCGAGCTAGTGACGATGTTGTTATCGCACAGGTTTCGCCTGATGGTAGTATCGCGACGAGCGGAGATGTTAGTGTTAGCGGGGTGGTTACCGCCCAAACTCTCAGTGCTGTTGTCAAGCAATACGCTACACCTTCTAAGGTTACGTTTTCAGATGGTGGGTGGTTTGGGTATCTACATGGACTCAACGGTTCCGTTGCATTCCGATGGGATCATACTGGCAATACCGTCTACGGCAGGATTCAGCCCGGTTCAAACAATTCAGTGTCAAATGGTACATCAGCCTACCGTTGGTCAGACTTTTACTCAGTCGATGGCGACTTTAGCAACACGGTAAGTACTAGCGGAATTCAGGCTAGCGGGGCATTGTTGCATAGCCATACTCCTACAGATACCTCCAATAAGCTGTATAACAACGGTGGGACTTTAATGTTCAACGGCTCTGCTGTTGACAGTGGGCAAGTTAGTGGTGCAGCTAGCGGTGTCGCGTTTTTCGGAAATGATGGCCTGTTAACGGACGACACTAGTTTTGTTTTCAATAGCGGAAATAAAGAGTTAGAACTTTCAGCTATCAATGCTCATAAAACACAGTCTTGCGACCTAGATAATACTGGTAATTTATTCCAAGTCGATTTTACTAGCGACAATACATGGCTTAACAATCAGTATGCAAATAGTTTCACATCAAAAATATTGGGCGATGGAGCCAGCAACCACATATCAAATATAAGATCGGCCTTGGAATTTAGAGATTCTGCTCATACTGGGACTAGTTATTGGGGTACTAACTCTAAAGTTATTTTTTATGCTCCAGTCTCTATGGCTTCCCACAATAGGGTGATTGGACTTGAAGGTGGATTTAGCAATAGTCATTTCTGTTCTTTCCTTGGTACACACCTTATAGGAGTTAGATCGTACAACACCTTCAGTTATAATCCAACTGTAAACAGCAGTACGAAGTTTGTTGGATTTAAAAGCGAGACCTACGGAACTTCTGTGTCTGGTGTGGCAGAGTATAGACACTTCTGGGCTACAGACACCACCTTTACTGAGATTGGCAATTCTTATGGCTTGTACGTAGAAGAACAAACCAAGGGTGTCACGGGCAATTACTCGATTTACACTGATGGTGGATTGAGTGAATTTAACGGTAGGGTTTCTGTTGTTGGTGATAGCTCTACCCAAATTCCTTTTGCTATAAAGTCCGCAGTTTCTCAGTCTGCTAACTTAACAGAGTGGCAGGCTAGTGACGGGGTTGTTGTTGCACAGGTTGCCCCTGATGGCAGCATTGCGAGTAGTGGTGACGTTAGTGCTAGCGGAGATTTGGTTACCAATGGTCAGATTAGACTAGGTGGAGGTACAGGGCCGTATATTAAGAGTTCCTCTTTTCATGGCTACCTAATGGGTGATGACAACAGTGGGGCTATTCGATGGAATCGCAACGATATAATGACCTTTAAGAGCATTGGGCCAAACACCGGCAATGCTTACAATATAGGTTCTTCGTTACTTCCTTATAGAAATCTCTATCTTGGTACGAGTCTTCATTCCAGTGGCGTAATAACAAGCGGAGTTTTGTTACATAGCCATGTGCCAACAGACACCACTTCCCAACTTTACAACGATGGCGGGACTCTGAAGTTCAACGGCTCTGCTGTTGGTGGCAGTGTTACTGGTACGCCAAGCGGTGTCGCTTTCTTTGGCGATG